GATTTAATAGCCGGAACGATCGAAACAATTCCACTTGAGTATTACAAAAAGTCTACTGGAGAAAAGATTGCTCCACCTCGATGGGTTGAACAGCCATCACTTAATCAGCCACGCTTTGTAACTATCTTGTGGACTGTTGATAGCCTACTTATGTACGGCACAGCTTATTGGCAGATCAAAGAAGTTTATGCTGAAGATGGTCGCATGGCTCGCGCAGAGTGGATTGCTAATACTCGCGTAACATTTGACACAGATTTCCCTTCAACAATTATTACTCAGTATTATGTCGATGGTGTTCCAGTACCTATGTCAGGTATCGGATCACTAATCACATTCCAAAAGGATGAAGGCATCCTTAATACTTCTGCTCGTACTATTCAGAGCGCAATTGACATTCACAGAGCTGCTGCAATTGCTGCCCAAACACCGATGCCCACTGGCTACATCCGGAATAACGGGGCTGACCTAGATCCAAAAGAAGTTAGTGGATTACTTGCAGCATGGAAGAATGCTCGCCTTAATCGTTCAACAGCATACTTAACATCTACCCTTGAGTATCAGCCAACATCTTTCTCACCTAAAGAAATGGCGTACGCAGAAGCGATACAAAACACCGCCACCGAAATAGCAAGACTTTGCGGAGTACCGCCTTACTACCTTTCAGCTGATCAAAACACCACGATGACATACGCTAATGTGCAAGACGAGCGTAGACAGTTCATCTGGATGATCCAGCCATTCATCGCTGCTATTGAAGCTCGTCTTTCAATGGACGACATCTCTACTGCTGGTCACTATGTCAAGTTCGCAGTAGATGACACATTCTTGCGTACTAATCCAATGGATCGATTGCTAGTAATTGAAAAGATGCTCGCACTAGGTCTCATCACTACACAGCAAGCCATGGAAATGGAAGATCTATCTCCTAACGGAAATGAAATGGACAGCTAATGGAAACCCTATACATCGAAGCCTCATCAATTGAGTGCAGTGAAGATCGCAGAGAAATCTCTGGCAAGATCGTACCAATGGGAACAGGCGAAGTAGGAAACACCAATCTTGGTGCTTATGTCTTTGAGGCTGGATCAATTGAGATCACAGATCCATCAAAGATTAAGTTACTTTCACAGCATGACATGAAGAAGCCAGTCGGTCGCATGATCGCTTCAGAAGTTCGTCAAGATGGCATCTACGCAACCTTCAAGCTAAGTCGTTCACAATCAGGTTCAGATGCCTTGATCATGGCAAGTGAAGGATTGGTTTCAGGTCTGTCAATTGGTGCAGAAATCAAAGCATCAAAGCCATCACGCGATGGTTACACAGTCGTAACGGCAGCAACATTAAAAGAAGTTTCTCTAGTAACAGAGCCAGCATTTAAGTCTGCTCAGGTGTTAGAGATCGCGGCAGCAGAAATGGAAGCCGCAACAAGCACTAAAGAAAAGACTACGACAATCAATACGACTATCGTAGAAACCGAAATCGAAACAGAAACAGAAAGCGAGACAGCTGTGGATAACACTCCAGAGACAGTTGCAGCACCAGTAGAAGCAGCAGCGGTTGAAGCTGCTCGCCCAACAGTTACTGCTGCATACTACGCAACACCACGCATCAATACAGCACCAGAAGTATTCCTAGAGAACGCAATCCGCGCATCATTCGGAGACGAAGATGCTCGTCAATACCTAAAGGCTGCTTCAGACACAGACACTACAGATGTAGCAGGTCTTGTTCCTACTCGTCAATTGACAGAGATCATTAATAACAAGTCTACTTCAGGTCGCCCATCAATCGATGCGATCTCAGCAGGTACACTTCCAGATGCAGGATTTAAGTTCCAGATCCCACGCGTTAAGGCAGTTCCTACTGTTGCAGAAACAGCAGAGAAGGCAGCATTCTCAGATACTCAGGTAGAAATCGAGTACCTAGATGTTGATGTCAAGAAGTATGCCGGAATGCAGCTATTCGATGTAGAGGTTCTCGATAGAACATCTCCCGCATTCTTTGCAGAGCTCAGTCACTAATGGCAGATGCTTACGCAAAGGCAACAAATGTTGCAGTTCGTACAGCAATCCAGACAGGTGCTTCAGCAGACGGCACAGCAATCACACTTCCTTGGGATGGCGCAGAAATGGCTGGCTTTATCGCTCGCGCTTCTGACTCAATCTACACAAACACACTTCGCTTTGCACAAAGCGTAATCGTTTCACCTACACAGTGGTCAAACATCATGGGAATGGTAGACGGACAAAACCGCCCTCTATTCATCGCATCACAGCCACAAAACGCAGCAGGATCAGTTTCACAGAGCCTACGCGGATCTCTACTAGGTCTAGATCTTTATGTCGATTACTCACTAACAGGTGTAGCAGACGGATCAATCATCGTAGTAAACCGCGACTCATACACATGGTACGAGTCACCACGCCTACAGCTACGCGCTGACAAGGTCGGTACAGGTCAGGTTGAAGTCGGATACTACGGCTATGGCGCAGTCGCCACAAAGGCAGCAGCAGGCGCGTTCAAGTTCAACAACGCAGCATAAGCTAGCCCACTAAGTACGCTCTGAGGGGTAGTAGCCCTCTACCCCTCAGAGTCTTTAGAAAGGAAAAGGAATGGCATTAACAACAGTTGCAGAGCTTCGATCTACACTCGGAGTTGGTACGCTGTACCCAGATGCCACCTTACAAGAAGTGTGTGACGCTACAGATGCAGTCCTGCTTCCTATGTTATGGGCTAACACAGAATTTGCTATTGGTCACTCCAATGTTGGCACAGTAGGCACAATGTACTTCGACAAGAATGTCGAAATGATTTATTATGTGGGTCAAACTGTGGTAATCACAAATGCTGGATCACACTTTAATGGCAGTAAAACAATTACAGGCGTTCATGGTCGTACTTTTACAGTGACCACAAACCATGAAACAGATACGCCTTATCATCCTTTTAATCCTTTTGCTAATGTTGCAGCTTCTACCTATGTAGATTGGGCAGAAGATAAGGCAGTTCAGCAAGCCGCTTTGATGGTATCTGTTGAAATTTGGCAAGCGCGAACCGCTACCCTTTCAGGTTCTAACGCTGTCGATTTCCAGCCAAGCCCTTACCGAATGAGCGCACAGCTTCTCGCTAAGGTGCGAGGATTGATCGCTCATGCGCTAAGCCCTAACTCAATGGTGGGATAATGCCACCAGTAGCCATAACAACACTTCGCACCACATTAGCAACCGCCCTAATCGATAATGCTAAGTGGCAGACATTTGCCTTTCCACCTGCAACAGTGCTTGCAAATAGTGTAATTGTCAGCCCAGATGATCCGTATCTGACACCTAACAACAATAGCCAGATTTCTATTAGCCCAATGGCTAACTTTAAGATTATTATGACAGTCCCATTGTTCGACAATGAGGGCAACCTTAACGGCATTGAGGACACAGTAGTTGGCGTGTTCACTAAACTAAATGCCAGTAACTTGACCTATAATGTAAGCGCAATCAGCGCACCAAGTATTCTCAACGCTGCAAGCGGCGATCTGCTCAGTTGTGAGATGTCCGTAAGTATCCTAACGAGTTGGAGTTAAAGATGTCCGATTACGATAAAGAGTTGGAAGCCTTCTTGATCAAGATCGGTCAGGTAGCACCAACAGTAGCACCAACACCAAAGCCAGTAACTAAGAAAGACGAGGAATAATCCAATGGCTGTATTTCTAAACAATGGCGTGGTATTGACAGTCAATGCAGTGGACTTGTCTGACCATGTTACAGCAATCACAATCAACCGCACATTCGATGAGCTAGAAGTTACAGCGATGGGTGACTCAGGTCACAAGTTCGTTAAGGGACTTGAAGCATCATCAGTAACAATTGATTTCCTAAATGACACAGCAACAAGCGAAGTCCTACAGACTTTGCAGGCTGCATGGGGAACATCTGTAACAGTAACAGCTAAGCAATCATCTGCTGCTACATCTGCTACAAACCCTCTTTACACAATGACTTGCCTAGTAAACAACACAACCGACATTAACGGCTCAGTTGCAGACCTCAGCACACAGTCAGTCACATGGAATGTAAACGGCACAATCACAATTACAACAGCGTAATTAACTAACAAAGGGGCAAACTCATGGCAAAACTAAAGATAGTTCGACAAGATGGAAGTGTTATCGAGGGCGAAATCACACCTGCTGTAGAATACTTTTTCGAACAGCAGACCAAGATGGGCTTTCACAAAGCCTTTCGTGATGAAGAAAAACAAAGCCATGTTTATCTTTTGGCTCATGAAATTGTCCGCAGGTCAGGTGAGTCTGTTAAGCCTTTCGGGATGGAGTTCATCGAGACACTTAAAAGTGTCGAGGTGCTTGACTCCGACCCTTTAGCTTAAAGCGGGATCTTCCATTCACCTACTTGATCGCTCGATTGAGCATCAGGTTGGGGATCTCGCCACAAGCATTACTAGATTTAGATAAGACAATGCTCGATGCACTTGTGCAAGGGCTCAAGGATGAAGCGAAAGAGGTGAGCGATGCCAGCAAGCGTAAAGGGCGGCGTTGAACTTCGCAAGGCTCTCCGTAAGTTCACTCCAGATCTAGCAAAAGAAACACAGAAAGAAATTGCAGCAGCCTTAAAGCCAATTACTAAAAGTGCCAAAGGTTACCTGCCAGATGATAACCAAGTACTAAGCGGATGGTTGCCTCGTCAAATGTCTGAGGCAACTTTTCCGACTTACACAGCTCGCATTGCAAAGCGCGGAGTTGGTTATAAATCATCACCTTCCAAACCTAATCGTAGAGGTTTCAGATCTCTTGCTCGCGTGTTTAACAATAGTGCCGCTGGAGCAATTTATGAGACCATGGGGCGCAAGACCCCTAACAGTCGCTTTGTTCAGAATCAGACCAATAAGTACAACGCCCAAATGAAGGGCAAAGACAAGATGCAAGGTCGCGCCCTGTTTCGTGCTTATGATGAAAACAATGGCAAAGCTAGAGAAGCAGTCTTAGATGCTATTCAGACCGCTGCTAATAAATTAAATCAGCGTGCTTCGGTGAGAGGTTAATCATGGCTAATGTAACCATTGACATTGCAGCGGAGTTCACAGGCAATAAGGCGTTCAAGCAAGCCGAGACTTCTACTGACAAACTTATCAGAGGCGTAAAGAAACTTGCGGCTGCATCTGGTCTGGCTTTTGGTACTGCGCAAGTCATTGCTTTTGGTAAGGCATCTGTTAAAGCAGCTTTGGATGCACAGGCTCAACAACAGCGATTGGCTAACCTTGTAAAGGTAACTGTTGGAGCAACTGACTCACAGATCGAATCTCTTAACGCTCAAGCCCAAGCCTTGCAAGAGATTGGTGTTGTCAATAAAGAAAACATCACACAGACTCAATCACAACTTGCAACATTTAATCTTCAGATCGATACGATTAAAGCCTTAACCCCTGCCATTCTTGACTATGTAACAGCAGAAAAGGGAGCAGCTGCTTCTGCCGATGAGTTCAAGTCAATGACTAACGGCTTGGCACAAGCTCTTAACGGCAACTTTGCATCGCTTACCAAGGTCGGCTTTGTCCTTGATGAAACCACCAAGAAAACAATTAAGAACGGCACTGAGGCAGAAAGAGCAGCAGCTCTTGTCGCAGTCCTAGATTCAACCTACAAAGACTTTAATAAGAACCTTGCATTGACCGATGCTGGACAGATGCAGATCCTAGCCAATGCAGCCGATGATGCGGCTGAGAACATTGGTGTCGGTCTTATCGATGCCCTTAAAACACTTGGCAAAGATAACTCAGTCGAAAACCTTGCCAATGACATGGAAAGAGCATCTCTCGGAGCGGCAGACTTTATTCGAGGCTTAGCGGAGATTACAAGCTTTAGTGTTAATGGCGAGACTAAATCTCTAATCGGTCTCTTAACTACGCCATTTAAGCGTTCTCTTTCTGCTGGACCACTAGGGGCAATCGCTAGAATGGGTGTTAAGACAGGCGAGGTTAAGGCATCCGATAACGCTCACCTTAAGTCATTGCAAGATCAATTCGTTGTCATTAGAAAGACTAACGAGGTTAATAAGAAACTTACAGCCGATGAACTTAAGAAGCTCAAGGCTGCTAAGTTAAAGTTAGCAATCGACAAAGCTAATCTTGCCCTTGGTAAGGGTGAAGAAATCTTTGACCTTGACAAGATTCAGGTAGCTGCTGCTCTTACTAACCAAGCCGAGCAATTAGGCAAGGCAACAAGTGCAGCTCAGGTCTTAGCAATTGCCAATGATGTCGCTCGTCTTAATGTTAAGAAGTCAATCCTTGACCTTGAAGATGCTATTGCCGCTAAGGATGAAGCGGCTATCCTAAAGGCAACAGAGAAGTTAAACGCTGACCTTAAAATCTTAGGCGCACTATCTGGGCAGAATGTAAAGCTGCAAGACATCAAATCTATCCTTGACAGCCTGAAGCCTAAAGACTTGATCAATCTGGCTAACCTAGATGCTGCTATTGCTAAGATGATGGAATTGCTTAAACTGCAAGGCACTAAGACACTTGTGCCAACTACAGGCACAACTACCACACCAACGGCAGCAGCGGCGGTTCAAGGTGCAACCACGATTGCAGGGACTAACCTAAGCGTTGCAGCATTAGGTGGAGTAGTAACACAAATCCTGCCTAACCTAAAAGAATACACACCAGATACAGGCATGATCTCAGGCATCAGCCCTAATGGGCGTGAGTTCAACTTTACTGTTAATGTGAACACAGGCATTGGCGATCCTAACGCCATCGCTGAGGCTATTGATAATGTCCTAACCGAGGCAGTTAGCCGAGGCACATTGAGAGGCTTAATGATCGCATGACATGGCTACCAGAATGGCGAGTGACAGTAGGTGATGATGTCTATACGACTGTCACCTCTGTTTCCTTTGCATCTGGTCGCTTAGACATTGATCGTCAGGCTACTGCTGGGTATTGCCAAGTAGAGATCATCAACACAGATAACTCACCATTTACCATCAATGTCACAGAGCCAATCACTTTAGAGCTTAAAAACTCATCTGGCACTTATGTCACAGTATTTGGCGGTGAGGTGTCAGACTTTAACATTGGCGTTAGAAGCCCTGAAGAGACTGGCTACATCACCACAGGCAAGATACTGGGCATTGGGTCACTGGCTAAACTGACAAAGGCTGTCTATAACACAGCCCTTGCAGAGGGCTTAGATGGCGCACAGATTGCCGAGATACTTGGCTCAGCCCTTAACCTGACTTGGGCAGAAGTTACTCCAACTGTCACATGGGACACCTATCCAGCAGATGTGACATGGGCTAACGCTGAGTCTTACATCGGCACTATTGACTCAGGCTTCTATACCATGATTAACCTTGCAGCTAGCGCAACGGCTAAGAGCCAAACCCTTGTAGATCAGATTGCCACTAGCGCACTCGGTCAAATCTATGAAGAGAAGGATGGAGATGTCAGCTATGACGATGCAGACCACCGATCTAACTATCTCGCAGCAAATGGATTTACTAACCTTGATGGCTCGTATGCAACCCCATCATCTATCCAGTCACAAACTCAGATTTCTCGCATCCGTAATAGCCTCATCTACCGCTACAGCACAGGATACGGCAGCACCTACAGTACCTCTGATACCGACTCTATAGCCTCTTACGGACTCTTTGAGCGTTCACAGGACTCTAACATTAAGAACCTTGCAGACATCACTGACATCGCCTCTAGAGAGCTTAATCTACGCAAGAACCCACGCGGGTCATTAGGTGCGATTACTTTCCGCCTAGACAATCCAGACATTCCCAGTGCCATGCTTGACAGCCTTATCGGCGTATTCTTTGGTCAGCCTGTCCTGATTAACAATCTGCCTAGCAATTTACTGGGCGGGTCATTTGATGGCTTTGTGGAAAATGTTGCCTTGCGAGCAACCCCTAGTTTTGTGGAGATTACCCTCTACATCTCAGCAACAGACTTCTCATTATCTACAACCCAATGGGAAACAGTTACCCCTGCTTCACTGATCTGGACAGGCGTAAATGGTACACTTACTTGGACTAACGCGACTGGAGCACTAACCTAATGGCAACTACTACACCTAACTTCGGTTGGACTGTTCCGACCTCATCTGACCTTGTAAAGAATGGCGCAACAGCCATCGAGACACTAGGCGACTCAGTTGATGCATCTTTCGCAGGTCTTACAGTCAATGCTCAGACTGGCACTACATACACAGCAGTCAAGGCAGACGGACTCAACGCTATTGTCACAATGGACAATGCCTCAGCCAATACCTTTTACATTCCAACAGATGCAACATACGCATTTCCAACAGGCACAACTTTGCTTGTGTACATGAAGGGCGCGGGAGTTACAACAATTACTGCAACGACTCCAGCGACAACTACAGTCTCTAGTGCAGGTGCAGCAGCAGGATCACCAGTACTTGCTCGTTATAAGTCAGCAGCTTGCATCAAGATCGCTGCTAACTCATGGATCGTTGTAGGTGCGATTGCCTAATGTTGAACACACTGATTGCAGTTATTTCGGCTGGCGGGGGGGTTGCACCTGCCAGTAATTATCTTGCATCTATAACTACTGGATCAGGCGATCAAAAAGGTAGA